GGCACCGCCGAGCCCTGACAAGAAGCGCACGACCTGACCCGGCAGGGCTGCGACGGTCCCGAAGAAGCTCCCGAGCGCTGCACCGGCAGCACCGGCAGCAGTCGAGAAGCCGCCTGCGATGGCACCGAACACGGCACCACCGAGCGACGACAAGAAGCCGACGACCTTGCCGGGGATCGAACTGACCTCAGTCCAGAAGCCTTGCAGTGCGTTCGCGATGCCGGGGCCGAGGTTGGCGAAGGGTGCGGTGATGTAGTCGAAGAGCAGCTTCGGCACCGCAGCGAGCGCTCGCAGCGCAGAGAGCACCGCATCCTTCGCTGCGTTCCACGCTCCCTGCCAGTTTCCGGTGAGCAGGTCGATCAGCACCTTAAAAATGTCCACGTACATTCGGATGATCGGCTGAATGACGTGGTATGCGTCCTGCATGAGTCGAGCCGCTGTGGTGAAAGTGGCACCGATCATTTGCCTCAATGGCGTGATGGCGTTGTAGATATCTCGGGTCGCCGCAGCGAAGAAGTGCGCGACGTCCTTGAAGGCGTTCGTCGTGTGCTCCATCGCTCCCGGTAGGTTCGTCCCGAGCCATGTGGCTGCGACCGTGAGCGCCTTCGTCATGCCGATCAGACCCTGCGTGATTCCCTTGAAGACGGCGGTGCTCAATGGCTCAAGAGCCACTGCGGTCGCATTCTTCAATGTGGCGAAGGAGCCGCCGAGTGTGGCGGTGCGCTTCGCTGTGTCGTTGATGGAGTCGCCCGATCCCTTGACCTCTTTGGAGAGCTTGCCAAAGTCGAGCTGCCCTCCTCGCACCGCCTGCACCATCTGCACTGCGCCACGAGAACCGAAGGCACCCGCCGCAATGTTGAGTGCGTCGGTCTGATTGCTCGCTCCCTTGATGGCGGTGATGGTGGCGTCCATCGCTGCGGGGATGTCTTTCACGCCCGCCTTTGCGAACTTGGCACCCGCAATCTGCATCGCCGCCATGACCTTCGACGTGTTCACGCCATGCTGCTCAAAGCTCGCCAGCATCGAAGTCGAGTCGCTGAAGCTGTAGCCCATCGTGCGCAGCTGTGGCGCGAACTTCGTCACGTTGCCTGAGAGGGACGAGAAGGTCACTCCTGTCTTCTGGCTCGCCGTGAACATCTGATTCATGGCGGTCGTGGCGTCTTTGCCGTGAAGGTCCCACTGCTCTAGCGCCTTCGACCCTGAATCGACATTCGTCTTCAGGTCGGTTCCGGTGATGCGTGACAGGGTGAGAAACTGCTTCGACAGTCCCTCAAGATTCGGCCCGGTCGTGCCAGTCATACGCTGCACTTCGGTGATGGCAGTGGTGACATCGGCGAAGGAGGACGGCCCGCTCTTTGCCACATTGCGGAACGACTGCTCTAGGTTGGCCAAGTCTTTACCGGTCGCACCAGTGTCGCGAGCAATGGTGCGGTATTGAGTCTCAAAGTCTGAGCCCATCTTGTAAAGCGCAGTGCCGACACCGACTGTCGCAGCGACTGCTGCGGCTGCTGCGATGCCGTACGGACCCGTTTCGCCGAGCATGCCAGCGAGCCCGGCGATCCCGCTCTTCGATCCGCCGAGCCCCTTCTCCATCCCGCCGCCCATCGAAGAGCCGAGCTTGTTTCCGAGCAGCGCTCCGACAGGGCCGAGCTTCGCCCCGAGGTTGCCACCGAGTGAAGTCAGCTCAGACTGAAGCCCCTTCGTGTCAGCACTGATGCCGACATAGCCCTTCCCGACTTCAGTGCCCGCCACGGCTCACGATCCTCTTCAGGTCACGCCATGAGATGCGCTCTCGCTTGCGCTCGACCTCACCCGGTCTGCGTATGCGCAGCGGGTCTGGTATCTCCTTGGCTCCGCTCAGTGCGAGCAGGGTGCGGTACTGCGCAAAGCTGATCTCAGCCAGCGATGCGAGCATCTCATGCTGATCCCACCCGATGCGCCGGCGCTCGGCTGCCTTGTCGCAGAGCGCGTCGAAGTACGCACGCCCACCTGCGAGCAGCTCGGCAGGTCCGCAGCCTGTCATCAGTGTCAGCTCGGCGAGGAGATCGGCGGCTCCGCTCCGTTGCTCGGAGCCGTTGCCGTAGGGTCCTCGGGAGCGAAGTCCGCAAGCTCAGAGCCGACGAACTGGCGCAGCCACTCCATCAGCTCACCATGACTCTCAGGGGCTCGCTCGTGTGCGTCATAGAAGGCGAGCCATCCGTTATCCGCTGCGCTCTCAGGCGCACGCTTGAACGTGTCCTCAAAGAGGACGGCCAGGAAGGGAGAGCCGACGTGTGCGACCTCGGTTGTCCCGTCCCGGCGTGTGAACACCAGGACCTGAGCCACTACGCAGCAGCTTCGTGGTCAGCCTGCGCCCCGTTGCCAGCGACGGTCGTCCAGTCATCGGGGAAGACGAACTTGTAAGCCACCGGTGCAGCCTGAATCGAGAACGTCAGAGGCATCTCAGCCGCTCCCGACTTCTTCCACGGGATCACCACGTTGTCACTGAGCAGCACCCGAGGAGCCCAAAACGCCCACTCGTCGCCGCCATCGACAGCGGTGATGTAGAGCGCTCGCACGTCGAGTGTCTCTGCGCCTGCGGGCATGAACTCGCCCGATGTGCTGTCGATAGTGCCACCACCGAGAGCGAGGAGAAGGTTCGCCACACTCGACTGCATGAGCGTGAACTTCACACTCTTCGGCGCTTCGGTCGTGATGAGTCGCAGGGTGTCGAAGCTCTGCCATCCCTTCAGCTCATCTGTCGTCTTGCCGAACGTGAACTCCACACCGTCCTCAGTGGCGAAGCCGTGATCGGTCCATGCCGCAGGCACTGTCGTCGTCGGCAGTGCCGTGTCAGCTTGCGCCGTGTAGATATTGCCGGTGCCTGCTACGTACAGCTCGGTTGCATCCTGTCCAGCCATTACTGCTCCTTCCCGACAGGGACTGCCTGTCGTGTTGAGTCGCGACGAGGACTGCTCGCCGCAGGCGACGACACGTCGCCGATGTGTAGATCAGGGCTCGAGCTGGTCGGTGTCTGATAGCTCGGCCAGAATCGGATGCCATTGAACATCAAGAACGAGATATTGAGCACGCCGGGAAACTGCGATGCGGTCGAGTAGAGCAGCACATCACCGCTCGGCTGAAGGAGCACTTGCAGCGCCGTGCGTGGTCCGCTGTAGCCGCCGAGATCGCACGGTGCGAGAACGACTGTCGGCTCACTCGGGCGATAGTTGACCGGCAGGTTTCCGATGCGCACCTGAGCTGTGCCGGTCCACGGATTAAGCCCGGCGTAGCCGTCCATCACGATCTCTCCGTGATGACGAGCGAAGCGGATCGGGTTCGTCGGCATCCACACCGGATCGAGTGTGAACGGCAGCCACAGCGGCGGCTGGTCGAGCTGGTGCAGCGTGACCTCACCGGGATCACCCTTCGGACCAGTCGAGCCTTGCGGACCAGTGTCGCCGTGCGGCCCTCTGTCACCTTCGATCCCCTGCGGCCCTGGCTCACCTTGCAGACCTTGCGGACCATCTGCGCCAGGATCACCTTGCGCACCGGGAGGACCCTCGGGGCCGTCAGGACCGTCAGCTCCTTGTGGGCCGACGATCTGTCCGACATCGACCCACCCGCTCGACTGTGAAGCCTGCGACACGAACACGAAGAGATGTCCGTCAAGGGGCTGCTGGCCGAGGACGGTCTGGTAGAAGAGCCCTTCACCGACTCGACACTGATACGCCGGTGTGCCGGGTCGATCCCAGTCGGGCGGCAGGTAGCCGGTGGCAGGCAGGTCGAGCGGAGTCTTCGTGATCCCGAAGCGCCCGACGATGACCGTTGCCGCGCCATCTTGACCGGGCGGACCCTGCTCGCCGAGTGCTCCCCGAGGACCCTGAATGCCTTGAATGCCTTGTGACCCTGGCGGGCCCTGGCCACCAGTCGGCCCACCGGGACCCTGCGCTCCTCGCTGCCCTTCAGAGCCCGTGTCTCCCTTCTCACCGGGCGGACCCTGCGAACCCTGCGGACCCTGCGAGCCAGAGGCACCAGGAGGACCCTGCGGCCCTGTCACGACCGCAGGATTGATCCATCCTGTCGGGTTCGCTTCAGTGCTGACGAAGACCCACAGACCTCCGGTGCGAGTGTCGATGCCCGCCTGCCCGACGAGAAACTGAAAGTCGGCGACCGGGGTGAAGGGTCCGTCCCATCCCGCAGGGATCAGGCCGCTCGGTGGCAGCTCGCTCGGGTCACGGTTGGAGAAGCTGCCGACGATGGTGGTCGTGGCTCCTGGCTCACCTGGCACACCGGGCGGACCTTCGACTCCCTGCGGACCATGCGGACCCATCGGGCCGGGAGGACCCACTGTGCCAGCGCTCACCCCGACCTTGATCTCGGTGGCAGGAAGATCGACGGTCACGGCTCGACTCATGCGAGCACCGCCTCACGCAGTGGTGGAGTCACTCGGGTCACTGAGATGATGGCTCCTCGCAGCACTGTGCGGCCTTCTCCTGCTGCCGGGTCGCGCCCGGTCACATCGAAGTCAGACCACCGCCGAGAAGGCAGGAGGAGTGTCTCTGAGCCCCGCAGGTACAGCTGCACACCGGTCGGGGTCGGGGTGCACGTCCATGCCATGCGAGTCCCGCCACCAGTGTCGATCTCGGCGGCCCACGTCCAGCCGGTCACGTCTGCGGGCTGGCCGCCGACAGAGAGCACGATCTCAAAGTCGAAGGCGTCGCCTTGATACGCACGGAAGCGCCACCACTGCGGCACCAGCTCAAGAGTGTTCAAGGTGTCACTCATGGCAGCGGGGCTCGCAGTGGTCGCACGAGAAGCTGAGCAGTGAAGCGATACCTCGGCTTCGGCGGGTTGAAGCTCGCATCTGCGCTCTGCACCAGTGAGGACACGAGGACGGAGAGCACCACGCCTTGCGGCCACTCGCCGACAAGCTTCTGTGCCATGCAGGCTCGCACTGTCTCAGCCAGCGAGCGCAGTGGTGGGAAGCCACCGTCAGCCCACACATCGACCTGCATGCTCGGATTGTCGAGCCAGTACGGGTGCCCGCCGTAGAGCGGATCGCCGCCGAAGCGGTACACACGCGCCAGCGGGAACACACGAGGAGACTTCGGCACGATGGAGTACAGACGACCCTCGAGCTCGGCCAGCTCGGGCATGCCGGCGAGTGCGCCGATGACGAGCGCTTCGGAATCTGGCAGGACGATTGTGTCGGTGCTCATGTTGGAACGTAGACCTCCACCACGCTCTGCACTGCGGAGCCGAGAACGTTTGCCGGTTCGTTGTTGATCGAGCCGAACTCGATCCAGTGCCAGTACCACGAAGAGCTTGCGAGCATCGCTGTCGGCGTGTCTTCGTCATCTTTGATGCGAGCGAAGAGCGAGCTGCGATAGTCGCCCGTTCGCTCAGGGGCTGCCGAGTAGGCAGCGTTCAGCGCATCCTTGGCCACTCGCACCAGCAGCGAGCCCATCTCAGGAGTGTCGGTGACCTTCTCCGCTGCGTCGGGATAGATCGTGATCCCACCAGTGATCGGCATCAGGCTGCCCTCGCTGCGGTCGCTTCGATGTGGTCGAGTCGCCCCGACAGTGTGTAGGCGGGCCAGGAGTCACCCCGAAACTCGTACGTCACGCCGTCAACGATGAGCTGATCCGCAGCCTTCGGTGGCACGGCGTTCGGCAGGAAGGTCACGAGCCACGTCGTGTCGCTCAGCTGTCCCATATCGCCGATCTCTTGTCGGCCCCGCTGCTGAAACTGGCACAGCGTGTCCACGTCGAAGAAGAAGTCAGTCGGGTTGCCATGCGCATCAGGCGCACCGCTCGACTGGTAACGGATGGTGCACTTGCGAGTGAGGTTGCGAGCGACACTCACGAGAGCTGCCTCTGTGCTCGCTCAAGGTCTGCGATGTCTCCTGGCCACCACCAGTCGCCGCCATAGCCTCCGAGTCCGTACTCCAACGGGTGCGGCACCACGAGCTTGAGCGAAGCGAGATCGGGCGCACGCCAGGGCTTGAGGAGCAAGCGCCAGCCTTCAGGCAGGAGCGAGCTGTCAGACCAGTTCGTCGCGTAGGCCGTCTGTACCCACCCGATGCGCTCCATGCTCACCGCACCATCAGGACCGGCAGGCTCGGCCACCAGTCGAGCGGTGACCTGACAGGTCACGAGCACCACTGCATCGGGCACCGGGCCGGGGTCGATGGCTTCAGGGTCCGTGTCGTCATAGTGAACCCACGGCAGCACTCCCGGCGCGACACTCGCCACCACCGACGACCCGACTCCGAGCAGGAAGGTGACCCTCTCGGTGTCATCGGCTGACACGGGGCCGATGAGCAGTTCGTAATCGTCGATGGTGGCAAGAGCCTGCATCAGAGGAGCACCACCGCCACTGCGAGTGCAGCGAGTCCGAGTGCGATCAGACCCAGTGCGATGTGCGCTCCGACACGCCCGAGAATGCCAAGTCCCGCAGCGAGCACGAAGAGCACAGCGGCGATGATGCCGAGCACATCGACACCGTTCGGGCTGGCTGAGATGAGGACGGCCAGCATCACTCCTCCCCTTCAGGGTCTGGCTCTTCAGGGTCTGGCTCTTCAGGGTCTGGCTCAGGCGGCGGTGGTGGAGCCGAGTCGCTGAAGTCGAAGTCCACCGGGTCTGACTCGCCGCCACCGGGTACATCGGTGAGCACTGACACTGGCACAGTGTCCGCAGCGGGGAAGAGCCCACCGCTGATCTCAAGCACCACTTCGTTCGGCCCTCGGTAGTGCTGACCGGTGTGCGTCCATGCCCGCTCAAGGGTCGCACCGAAACGAATCTGCGAGCACTGGCCGAAGCCGCCGCCGTAGATATGCAGATTCGTGTCAGACGGTGGGCCGAGCGGCAGCTCAACCGAGCTGAGCGCTTCGATGACAGGCTTGCCGGGAGCCGGGACCATCACGCTCTGCAAGATGCGCTGCCCGCTTCCACCATCGACCACGATGGCCTGAAACTCACCATTCCCGTAATCGTGGAAGCCACCGTTCGCAGGTAGTGACTGGTCCGTCCCATCTCCCCAACGAACACGGAGCGGACCAGTCGCACCAGTGACTGCAAAGGTCACCCTGCGTCCTGCGATGGTGGCCACGAGCGTCGCGGCCACGGCTCAGCTCTCCTTGCTCGCAGCTGACTTCCCACCGTTGCCACCGTTGCCACCGTTGGCAGGAGCTTCAGCAGCAGATGTCTCTTCAGGAGCTGCGAAGTCAGCACCAGCAGGCAGAGCCGCAGGCGGAATGTGTGACCACGGCTTCGCTCCTGCGGGCACCTTCTGTGTCACCGGCTGGCCGATCACGCAACCGAGTCGCATGTGCACACGCATGATGATCTTGTCATCTTGGAACGCAGACACGACCACGGCTCCGGTGTTATCGACCAGCACGCCCTCGGCGCTTGAGTCCACCGTCACGTCCTGACGCACTCCGAGTCGCAGGCAAGTCCAGTCACCAGTGAAGCTGAGCGCCTTCGTTGTGTCGAAGGCCCCGCCTCTCGACCATGCGACCGGCAGACCGAAGATCGTGTCAGGGTTCGTCTGCGCAATCGACGGCACGAACAGTGGCTCACCAGTGGTGGTGCGACTTCCACGCATCCGACCTCGAGCCGCTACGTCGGCGGCATGGCCTGTCGGGTCGAGCCCCTGACTCTCGACAATGGAGAGACACGCGTTGTAGAGCCCTGCCATATCGGCAGCCGGTGCAGCAGGAAGCGCAGCAGCTGTGCTCTTCGCCAGCACACCGCCAGCCGGGAAGCTCGCAGGCGCACCGACACCGAAGAGGACCGCCTCGTCAATGACGAGAGCGAGCGCTTCGATCATGCGTGGCTGTATCGAGTCCCACAGTGGGAAGCCAGCGTCATCGAGATACGCAGTCGGGACGTCGATGGTTGCCGCGACTTCTTCAGCCTTGAGGAGCTGAGATGTCCACGCCATCGTGGTCATCGGCTTACGGTTCGTCGGCGCAGCTGCGACCCATCCCGCTACGGGCAGAGTGCCGAGCACGGGCACAGCTTCTGCGCCAGTGGGCATCGGCTGCACATTGCCGAGCGTGAGCGCCACGGACTGATTGACGACTCCTTCGATGACCGCAGCCTGCACTTCGGTCGGGATCAGATTCTGGTCAAGAGTGACCATTTCGGGATGCTCCTATCGGGACTTTCGGAGCAGTTCGTCCATCCCTCCCGAAGGTGTGCTTGCGCCAGTAGTCGAAGCTCTGCCGTGCGACCCGCCGTCAGCTGAGCCGATGGTCTGAGCGCCATTCTTGAGAAACGGCTTCTCGTCCAGCAGAGCTGACACGAGCGCCTTCACGTCGCCCGTGATCTCTCCCTTGTCATCGACTGCGATGCTGTCGGCCAGCAGCGCGACCACGATGTCAGGATCAAGCGCACCTGCTCTCGCCGCTTCCGCTGTGACAGCGGAGCGCACGAGCAGTCGGTTGCGCTGCTCCATCGCCGTGCTCGCTCTTGCGTCGGCTTCGCTCTTCGCCTGCTGCGCTCGCTCAAGTTCGGTCTGGCTGGCGCTCTCAAGTTCGGCGAGTCGCTTCTTCGTCTCGTCGTAATCCGAGAACTTCTGTCGCTCACGAGCGACGAACCTATCGACCTGCTCCTGCGTGAACGTTGCGCCGGTAGGTGCGCTCCCCGGCTCGGAGCTTCCGCCAGTCGATCCTGCTGCGCTCCCTGGCTCAGAGCTTGCGCCAGTCGTCCCGCTGGCTCCGGGTGCTGCATCGGTCATGGTGCATCCTTTCTTGTCTCGTGTCAACTAACCTCGGCACTTGCACCGAGCATCGCAAGATGTCCACCGCTACGTGACCTCTTGAGGGACCGCAACCCCATTGGTCTAACCGCAATCGGAGAGCCCTTCGGGGCTCCTCGGTGCTACACATCTTCAGGCATCGCAGGCTCGACCGAGCAAGTGCAGCCAGGGTGCACCGGCATCAAGTCCTCGGAGTGATAGAGCGCATCAGAGATCAGGACACAGAACTCACACGAGCTACCAGGAGAAGGCACCCGGTAGTACCCGATGAAGCGATTGGAGCTGTCGGACACGACCTGATCCATTGCCTCGCGCTGGCTGAAGCTCAGGTCCGTCAGTGACTGTGTGCCGACAAGATCGGAGCCCCATTGCACGATCTCGTCTTGTGACATCGCACCATCGGAGAGCGCTCCCCAAAGTGAGTACATCGGGATGCGCCAGGCTTCAGTGATGTCACCATTTCGGATCGCATCGCCGACGACTGACTCAAGGTCGAGCGTGATGCGCTCTCCCGCCTTCGCCGAGCACAGCGACTGAATCAGTCGAGCCTGAATCGTCTGCGCTTGCACGCTCATCCGAGCTGCCGGCACAGCCAGTGCGTCAGGATCGTCCCAGTTCGGCAAGCTCTTGTAGAGCGCCAGTGTCTGCCCGACAAGCTGAGTGCGCAGCTGCGCTGCTCGCTGCTGATACATCAGAGCGGCAGCGCTGGCCATCAGCGAGGAGCAGGCGGTGGTGGCGGGACAGGAGTCGCGCTCAGCTGCTGCTGGCCGAAGAGGAGTGCCTCATCTGCTCGCTGTGACAGCATGCGCCCGATCTGCTGCGGGCTGAAGAAGCCACTCAGCTCCCACAGCATTTCGGCGGGCACTCCGATCTGTGCGAGCTTCACCAGCGCATCGGCTACCTGCGCATCAGAGCGCGACTCAGGATCAGCCCACAGCGTTTCGCAGGAGACATCGCTCGCTCGTGGGTCCTCTTGCATGAGCAGAGCGAGCCGAAGCATCTCCTCCCAACTCTCACCGAAGAAGCGTTGCCTGCGCTTGACCTTGGCCACGAGTCCTGTCTCGGCAGCCTTGAGCGCTTCGCCACTTGGCATCGGTCCATGCGGCAGCAGGTAGTGCGCCGGTGTGCGAGAGATCGCAGCGAGATGCTGTATGTCAGCCTCGGCTGCGCCGATGTAGTTCGCCAGCGTTGCCTCTGAGAACTCGCCGAACTTGGCGTCGGGGTTCTCACTCATCCACAGTCGATCCACCGCAGCCTTGAACGGCTCCTTCGGCTGTCCCGTCTCAGGGTCCCGAGGTATCTCCATCCCGGTGACCCACTTCTGCCTGAAGGCGGCGAACTGTGCGGCCAGCATCCGATTGAAGACGGTTTCGTTGATGCGGTCGATGATGTCGAGCTGCCCACCACCTAGCTCGCTGCGACCACCAGTGAGCATGCGGGGATTGTTGGAGAACTCGACTACCGGCACACGCCCGAAGGGGTTCGGCAGTGGCCAGGGTTCGCCTGCGACATCTCGCACGACCCATTGCGTCATCGGTGGGAAGGTCGAGCCTGAAGAGCCAGAGCCGCTGACGTACTTGTAGATTGCGCTCGGTGTGTAGAGCGTGGCATGCCAGAAGCCCCAATCGTCTTGCCACCGCTTGAGTGCCATCAGTGTCATGTGCCGATCTGATGCAGGCGCGTAGCAGATGACCTCTGCGGGATGCTCAGCGGTGATCCGCACATCGCCTGCATCGTTCGGCCAGACAAGCGTGTAAGCCCATCCCCACACGAGCGCTTCAACGTGTACCTCGTCAGAGCGTGCATCGAGATTGTTTGACTGCCACAGCTCACGCCACAGCTCGAGGTCGGCTCCTTCACTCCCCGACCATCTGAAGCCGATGACACGCAGTCGTTCGTTCACTGCATCGACCACCAGCTCGGCCCAGTTAGAACGTGACTCGCGCAGCAGTCGCCGATAGGCATGGCTTGCCGCAAGTGTCGGACCTGCCGGCAGTCGGTGATCGCCCCGGTAATAGTCGTCATATATGCGACTTGTCTGCCAGCGTCGCGTGAGTGCATCGCCGAGGAGCTTGACCCACTGCAACGGATCGAAGGTCACTGGCGCATGCTCAGGCAGAGTCGAGATCGGAACTCCGTCGATCATGGCGGGCGATGGTCCGACAATGGTCATCGCTTCGCTCGCTTCGATGTCACTGCATTGATGCGAGCCGCTGAGCCCATCGTCGTGCTGCGTGCTCCGTAGGCTCTCGCACTCGCCAGGGTCCTCTGTCGCTGGCTCTCAGAGATGCCAGCCTTGCGAGCTTGTGTCTTCGTCGGGGCCGGGTACTTGCGAGCTGCCGGGTAGACGAAGGCTGAGTCAGGCAGCTTCGCTCGTTGCTTGGCGGTCAGTGCCATGTGTCCTCCTCAGAAGCTCGCTGCTGCGTACTTGCGGATCGGTCCAGTGTGACGCATCGCCCGATCTAACGCCATGACAGCAGCGACGATGCCGTCCACCTTCTCGGGGCTCTTCGCCTTGTCCACCTTGAGATTGCCTGCCGGGTCCTGTCGGGTCACCACATTGCTCGCCTGCCATCTCACCGCAGGATTGCCACCGTGGACGAACTTCGCCGATGCGATCAGCCGGAACAGTTCTCGTGTCGGCGCAGCCATCGAAGCGAAGCCCTGACCCATCGACACGAGCGAGAGCCCATCGTCCATGAGGTCGAGCACCAGCTGAGTCGCTCCCCACCGGTCGAAGGCGATGTCGGCCACATCGAAGCGCTCAGCGTCGAGCCCGATCTGATGGCGGATCGCCGAGTAGTCGATGACATCGCCATCAGTGACACCGAGCAGCCCATCGGCAGCCCACAGCGAAGCCTGACCAGCTGTGCGCCGATCCATATCAGCCAGCGCTGACTGCGGGCACCACAGACGCCAGAGCGCCTGATAGCTCTCCTCCTCGCCAGGGAAGAGCCAGCAGAGCGCAGCGAGGTCTGTGGTCGCAGCGAGGTCGAGCCCGCCATGACAGCGCTTGCCGGTCAGCCCTGTCTCGCTCACGAGCCCTGCGGAGCGGTCCCACACTGCGAGGTCAATGGCGCGGCCGATGGCGTTCGTGGGCTGATTCAGACGGAACTGCTTGAACGCTCGCTCTTCAGTCGGGAGCAGGATCGCCCGGTGTGCTTCATCTCTGAGGACCCTGATGTCAAGGAAGGTCCCGAGGGCGGGGTTCGCAGCTCGCCAGGTTGCCTCGCTGCGCCAGTCCGCATCTTGCGGTGCAGCGAACATCACGACCAGCCTTGAGGGATCAAGCTCAGGGTGCTCGGCCACTCGCTCAGACCAGGAGCGCTCTTGCGCAGCGAAACTGTTCGGATCGTTCTCTGCGGTCGTCGCCATCATCAAGAGCGGCTGCGCCCGTGTTCCCATCCCGGTACGCAGAGCGTCATAGACATCTCTGCTCGGCTGTGTGAGTAGTTCGTCAATGTAAGCGCCTGCGGGCGAGCTTCCGAGAACGCCCGCCGCATCTCCCGCAGCTGTCGTGAGGAACGATGCGGTGCTCGGGTCCACGAGTCTGCCGGCAGACCGCAGCACTTCGATCCGCTTGCGCAAGATCGGCGACAGCTCGACCATGCGTGCTGCCGCTCTGAAGACGTGCCCGGCTTGATCTCGGTCGATGGCGAGCCCATACACTTCGGCGGCCTGCTCTCCTTCGGCCACGAGCAGATACAGACAGATGCCAGCGAGTAGCTCCGTCTTCCCATTCTTGCGAGGCAGGAAGAGGTACAGCGTGCGATACCTGCGCACGTAGCGTCGGCGCTTGCGGTCGAAGACGACTTCGCCGAACAGGGGCTCGAGTATCGTGCGGCGTTGCCACCGAGCCGGGACGAAGGGCTGACGTGCAAAGTCTCCTCGGGTGTGGACGAGAAGCTCAGTGAAGAAGTGATGCACATGAGCAATGCGAGGGCGGCAGCGATGCTCGCCACGCTTGCGACAGGTGCGACCGTCGAGCGTGTAGCCGCACTCGGGCAGCGCTGCTGCCACTTGCTACCCGAGAAGGCGAGCGGGTGAAGTGATGTCAGCCTGATCGGGTGTGCCTCTTGCGATGGCAGTCACGGCAGCAGGCGAGAGCCCGAAGTCGTGAGCGTAGGCGCGCACGATGCTGGCGTAGCGGGCGAACTCTCTTGAGACAGGGTTCGTGACGATCTGCCCATCTCCTCGTGCGCTCTGAATCACTGGTCCGCTCGATGCGAGCAAGCGCTGTGCGGTGCGGTAGTGCACGATGGCATCGCACAGAATCTCAAAGCTCGGCAAGTAGCGGGGAGCGAGCAGCCCCTTCGACTCAAGCTCAGGAGCGAGCGAGTCCCACACAGCTCGACTGCCAGCGCTCAGGTGCTCTGGCGGATCGCACGGACCCGGTGTCGCTGGCGCTTCAGCCTCGGGCAGTCGATGATGCGAGCGCCTGCCTTCAAGCACTCGCAGAGGAGTGGGCTTCGGCATCGGACCGCGGCGACCCATGAGCTGCCAGGGTAGAGCCCGATGGCAGTCGCTGTCACTACCTGGCCAACGTTGGCCAGAGCTGGCCACCAGCTCCTGCCAGGATCGCTCAGGAGCCCCTGAATCGCAGGGCGTGGCCACTGGTGCCAGAGAGCGACCAGGGGAAATGACAGGGCAGCTGATACCGGGGCTCGCACGAGCCCGCT